ACCCACCAATCATTAAACCCATAGCACAAATCATAGTTTGTGGGTACTATCCAATCTGTTACAGCACTGCGTACTTCCGCCTCTATCCAATCATGTCCGCCTATCAACCCTCCTGGTTTTACTTTTGGAAACCAAGCCTTTATGTCAGCAATAACATATTTCTTAATGTGGTTAGCATCTATATAAACAAAGTCAAGAGAATTATCCTCAAAGTCTTTAGGTGCTTCGGTGGAACTCTTGCGTATGAACTTTACATTAAATGGTTTCATACGACATATATTGGATTTATATATCTCTTCCCACAAATCCTGATTTATAGTACTTAAATCGCCAACTATGTCAAAATACTCTTTAAATTCGTCAACCAGATAAAGCATCTTAAATTTACAGTGAGTATGGGCATAAACCGCATTATTGCACTCAAGTACTCCAACCTCAACCCCGACACTTCCTTCTTTTATTTTTTCAAAGAACGGTCTTGATTTAAAATAATCTTCCCTGCTATTTCTTTCTGGATATGAAATAACATATTTACCGATAGGTACTTCCATCTCAAAAGCAGTTATCATTTAATTATCCATGTCTAAGACTATGTTATCCTGTTTATTATCTATTTTATATAGAAGTTCTAACGCCCTTCTTTTATTTTCTGCGTAATCAGCTATCATCTTTAAAATCTTATCAGATGCGATATATAATATTCTAGATTCTTCATATGCTGGCGAATAAGGATCTATGTATGCTAGCTTTTCTGATATATGAGATTTATATTGGTTTAAATCTCGTTCTAATATCTCCCAACCTGGAGAAGCACACATTATGCTGACTTTTTCAGCCTCTGCTACATAAAACCGAAGTTCCTCCATTTCATCTTGAGGTACTTCTACTGTTTTTACTGGTACTACTTTTTTAAGACTTACCCTTTTCTTTCTTGGCATCTTTTTTATCTCCAAATAGTTTAGCTATGTCTGTAAGGCTCTTAATCTCTTCGGTTCTTCTGTCTGCTGTTTTATCATCGGTTATTGCTTTTGACTTCATACTTCTACCCTGAATATCTGGTTTAATTCCTCTTGATGCCAGTATCTGTGCCTGCTCGCCATCAGTGAGTTCGTTAAACTTGACCTGGGTTTCTGGTGCAACTAGTGGCGGTGGCGGTTTAGGCTGAGTAATCATTTCTTTCCAAGCCAGTTCGTTATCATACTGTAAATAATACTTTAATATGTTAAATGCGTTCATGGGGGTAACCACACCCATCTGAACAGCTTCTGGGTTTAGTAATATCTGTATTCTTAAAATAGCCTTCTGTAATCTCAACTGCGGATTAGAAGTAATATCGTTGCCTCTACAAAAAGTATGGTATTTGCCTTGTATCTCGTCCCTTGTTATATGAAGCGGGGTAATCCCGTCAGTACCTACAACTTGTGCAAAAATCCTTTCAGGCATATACTGCTGACATAAGTCGAGTATATGTGAGAATATCTCGCCCAACGCCTCTGCATAAAATGAGGCATCTAATGAGAATACAGTATTGGCAGCCTGTGACTGCATCTCTACTTCACCAAGTGTTCTTGGCTGTCTCTTATTTATCATAGATTGCAAGGAATAGTCAACCTGTCCAATATATTCTTGGATAATTCCCTTTAGTATCATTTCTTCTCGTTCATAAGAAAAGTCTACATTTGAGTTATTGTTGTCCATAACCTTAATCGCATCATCAAGGGGTGTCGTGCCAGGCACAGGAATACCTTGCCCTGGTATGAACTTAACTAATCGTGGGTTGATAATTCCTGACCTGAACACGAATAATGGAGCATTACGTATTGTCTGGTTATCTATCTTCTGATTATGCTGTGCGTCAATTTCCTTGCTTAAGTCCTCAAGATGTTCTGGAAAACCACGGGGCGAAAACCATCTATTGTCAGTTATTTCAGTGCAAAATCTTATAAATGGCCACTTCTGGCTGTCCTTTTCTAGTTTTTGTTTTTTTAGCACCACACTGAAGTCTGGGGCAAGTAAGAAATGGCATTTTTCTTCAGTCCCATCATCATCAAGGTCGTAATAAGTATATAAATCAATAACCTTGACCATTTTTGACGGATTATTTATCCTATCAATACCCTCACGTAAATCTTTGGTAAAATTAACATTCTTCTGGTCTTGAATATTTACTCCCTTATAATAATCTATATCGTCAATACCATCTTTGTCTATAATATCGTTCTCTGCCTTGTACTGAAGTACATTATATGGCTCAAAATACTCGTGAGCAATAAATCTCAACTCTTGTACATTAATACCAGCATCTGTTGGAACATATACGTAGGTTGGGTCGCAGGGGACAACATCAGGGGCATTATAAAGCTCGTCCTTTAACGACATCTTGACCTTGGTTTTGCCATTACGAAACTCGCTAATCACTCTTTTCAACTCTTCTATGTTCTCGTCAACCACGGTTTCCGATATGTCTACATTAAACTTCCTTGCTAATATCTCAAGCAGTTTTTCTTCGGGTACGGAACTGTCAAACAATGCAGTTACTTCCTGGACCTCAAAATCGTCTATGGAGATATTCTCAGTCGTTTTTACATCCTCCATACGCCAGATAACCTTAGCAAGTGAAATACCGTGTTGTAGCATATTGTCAGTAATTATTGCCAGCTTCGGCATCATTCTAATCTTTGTTTCAGCTAACCAGTCTAGAAACTGCTCAATCTTTCCGGCCTTGCCCATATCAGAATCGGTCTGCGGTATAACCATTACACGTGGCTTAACATTAGTATATAATGCCATTAACGCAGCCTTGGTTTTACGCATAACTGTTTCAATGGTTGGCAACCTTAAATTAGAACATCCTGGGAATGGGAACGTCTTTGTCTTTTTCTGCCTCATTCTTAGCCTGTAATAGTTGTTTGCCTTTTCAGCCCAAGTGGAGGAATTGTTCTTCGCTTCTTCTACCATTCCATATAAATCACTATAGAGTTCTTGCCCCTTTTTTGCGGGCTCTTTCTTTTTCTTCATAATCTCTCCCTAAATCCCGTAACCTGTACTTCCACGTTCAATGGTTGTCTCTTGCTTTACATACTCATTGTACTGTTCCTGCTCGAAGTATATCGGCTGGAGCAACTGTTCTGCGTAAGCCAGTGTGTCCACAATGTCGTCATGTCTTGACGAACCGATAGTAAGTAATTCTTCTCTTGCCTCTAGGTGTGTGGTGTGAATATAATATTTACCCTGCTCAAACAATCCCTGCAGTGCGGATACTATCCTTGCCTTCTTATTTCTCACAGAAATCATGGTCTGTGCGTTGGTAAATGAGTTCTTTAACTCCTGTACAGGTGGATATATCTTCTTCTCATCACACTTCCGCATGAAACTTTCAAAGAAGGCTTTTTCCACACCAGAGTTCGGCAACCCTATAGCTGTTAAAAAACCCTTATACCTTATATATAAATTTATTATTGCGTCTTGGTATTCCCCAATAGGGGCGTGTGTCCGCAGGTATTCGATTAGATACCTATTGCTGTTCTGGTCAATAGCTACAACGCTGGCAACTTTGTAATCAGCTGTGTGCTCATCGCTGTATGCTGGGTCTACAGAAATAACACAGGAATACTGCTTGGGCATCTCGTCCCAATACCTTATCATTTCTTCTTTAATCGGAGCAGTCTCGGCTGATACTGGATTACACCGATATTCCGCACTGAACGCATTTTGCCCCATCTTAAGTTTTCGGGACTGCAGTTCTTCGTGCGGCAACATCTCTTTCCAGAGTTCGTGCCCCTTAGCTTCTACCCCATCTATATAACAATCGTAAAATCTTTTTTCCCAGCCGTTGTTCGGCGTCTTATGTATCTGGTTGATATACGCCAGCTGATGTATTGGAGTCCCGAAATATATCATCTGACCTTCGGGTATTAGCTTAGGGATAAGCTCTTTATTTATCCTTTTGCGAAGTTTTTCTCTCTGGTCTTCGCTAACTACAGTCTCATCACTTTCTAAATCGTCAAGCCCTATTAGCCCCTTACGCCCCCCTCGCAACTGTCCGCCAATCCCACCGCCCTCAAATGAAATCCCATTTGCCAGTACGAAGAAACTCTCAGACCATTTGTCGGTTCTCATCTTGCCAAAAAACATCT